AACTTGTTCATTTCTCTTTAGTATATCAAATCTATCACCAACTTTAAGAGATGATTTATCAATTGGAGTTTTTAATGTGAAGGTTGAACCACCAATTGGTATATCAACTTGAAATCTTGAACTTGTATTATAAATCCAAGAATTAGCAAATATTTGTTTATAATTTTTACTATCATTTTCAATTTTCTCACCAATATTTTTTACAAAGAAGTTTTCACCTTCGTTAATCAAACTTATATCAGTGATTGGAACCAACTCAGATAATACACCAGTAATTCTTAAATCAATTCTCTTTGATAAATCACCATTCTCATATCCAAAAATTGTTTCATTTGCCCTAATACTATCTGCAGTTCCTAAACCAACACCTACTCCACTACACCCAAAAAACTGATTTATTGATTTTGATGTATAATTTATTGAAGAGTTTGCACCACTGATGATGGTTCCTGTAGTTCCAAATCCAACTGTCGAGTCTACATTAATAATAGTTGCACCAGCAGGTGATGCATCAAGAACTTTTGTATTACCAGGAACAGTAAATACACCTTCAATTAGGTCACGGTCACTAAATCCAACAAATAATGCAATTTTAAAATAGTTTCTACCATCTCTTTTAATTATTTCAACTTCAGATACTGAAGCATTTGTTGAAGTATCAGTTGATTTAAATATTGTTTGACCTGTTAAGTTCTGCGGTTCCCCAGTTGGTGTGATTAAATCTGCTACAACTACTTCTCTTCTTATAAATTCAGCATCAGATGGTTTTATTAAATTTCCTTCTAAATCAAGAACCCTTGCTTCAACTCCATATAATACTTTAAATAAAATTTTTACAGATTCTTCAATACCTTTTGATTGATAAAATGAGCGAGCAAACTTTGCAAAATTACCAACATCTAAATTATCAGAGAAATTATTATTCTCTAATCCAGGTAAAAAAGTTTTCTTAAACTTTTTAAAAAATTCTTGAAGAAATAATACAGATAAGTTTGTTAAAGATGATCCAGATGTATGAGATGTTGCTGCTGTATCATCAAATTTTAAACTTTCACGATTAATTTCAAGTAAAGAAGAAGAAATACCAACATTATATCCAGTAATACCACTAAAACCACGAATACATCCTGTAAATGTTGTTGAAGTTATCCCAGTATATGAAATTATTTCATCATCTATCTTAAGTAATCCATATTCAGATGGAAAACCTTTAGTACTAGGAACTGTAATAGTAGTATCGGAGGTTGATATTCCTGCTGAAATTGTTGTAACACCAACTATAACTTCAGGAACTATATTATCTACTTTTAAATATTGATCAAAATTACTTATTAAGTCAGTTGCTCCACCTTGAAACTCTTGTGAGAAATAATATTGTTTTAAAAATTCTGTGGCATTAGGAAAATCAGATACCACAAACTCAGGTAACTGATTTTGAATAATCGTATTGACTTGTATTCTTTTGTCAATCTGTGACATAGATTATTTCCTCTCTAAATCTCCATTAGAGTAACTTGATGTATAGTAATCTCTTGTAAATACAACTCCTGAAACATCTTCACCTGAAGCAATTACGTCCTTAATGGTATTTATTGTGCTTTTCGATACGTCAAAATTAAGATATAAGTCCTTTAATCCCACAACATCATTTGATTCTGGGAATGCTTGAACTTCAATAATATTATTTTGACTTATAGTTGACGTTATATTAATTGTGTTTAGAATAACTTCACCTTTCTTATAGTCAACAACCCCTGCATCTTTAACTATAACTCTCTGCTCACCTCTATTATTTTTAGTTACCACACTGAGTGTTCCCATATTACTACCATCTAAGTTACCAGCAGCGTTTTTGTTTGGAACATCAGTAATATATGCAGTATCATTAAAACCATTAATTGTAAATCCTGTGCTCTTTATATTGTAACCAGCAGGATTAATATTAAATTTATTACCAAAACAAAGTTCATATTGTGCAAATTGATTCAACAATGCCTTCAAGTCTCTTCTTATAATGACTTTTGTAATGTTTGATGTAATTCCATTATCAAGACGATCAATAAGTGTTCCTATTTTACTATATTTAAATCTACCACCAAACTTATTCAACTCAACATTTTTAGAATAATCTGTTAATCCTGATATGACCGCACTTCTTAAATTTGCTGCTGAAGCAATTTGTGATGTATTGTAATATATGGTTGATTCTATCTCCACATATAGTATTTTTAAGTCAACTATTTCGGAATTTATACCAGCAATAGAGTAGTTCTTTAATTTATTTTTAATTTGAGATTTATCAAAATCAGATACAAATGTACCATTTTTTGGTTTAATACTAATTTGAACTTTACCAAATTGTGGTGGATCTAATTCTTCTCCACCAATTACTGCGACAGACTCAGTTTGAGGGAATATTGTTCCTATTATTGCTTCATAATCCCTTGGTGTAACTGCTCTATATTGTGCTGAGTAAAGTCTTGGAGCCAAATACTTAATAGAAGACACATCTTCTACTTCAGAACCATTAGATGCGTTTGAAACAGTAGTTACTACAACACTATCAGATGGTGCAAATATTGTTCCATCACTTTTTGTAAATGTTCCTTGGAAACTAAAGTTTGATGCACCATTACCAGTTTCACCATCAGTTACAATATATTGTGCGGTAATTATAGAATTATTTTCTAATTTTTTACCAAATAAACCATCACCGAATAATATTTCATATTTTTCATCTTGAACTTCTTGTGAAAGGAATATTTCTGAATTTTTATCAATATTTAATATATTATCAACCATACTGTACTTTCTACCAATACTTGTATCTAAAGGTCCTGAAACATATACTCTTATAGTTGAACTATCAATATTTGGACTATCAATTATAAATCTTTGATCTTGTGAAGTATCAACTCGATAAACTCTCTGAAGAAAAGTTCCCTCATATATTGTAATAGGATCATCAAACTGTGCGAAAGAAGTTCCACCAATATCAACAACTCTTGTTGAAGTTATATTTTCTGGCAATGAAAAACGATATGTTGTATTTTCTGAACTACCTACACATACAAGACCTTCACGCAGTCTTAAGAACTTTGTAGTGCTATCATTTGTTGTTCCGACATTTATATCACTTATACGAATTGATGCTGTTGCAGCGGTTTTTGAGCGGGGCACATAACCAATATTTCTTGCCAAAGATATAACATTTTCTCTTATAGTTGCAGAATCTAAATATGATTCATTTGCAACTAAATTTGCGTTGAATGAATTAATATATGTATTATATGCTAAAGCATCAATTATAACTGAAAAGTTAGAACCCTCAAAATCAAAATCACTAAAATTGGAGTTTGAGCGTAAAAAATCTTTAATTTGTACTTTGATCTCATCAAAGTCTAGACTTGTGAACTGTGTAAAGGGCATATTATCTCGTTGGTTCTAATATAAAGGTAAATGATTGTGTCGGTAGATCTAATCCTACAATTTCAAAGAACACATCAACAGAAAGAAAGTTATCATCAGGATTTGCACTAACTTTTACACCAACATTAGTGACTCTTGGTTCATAGTTTGCTACAACTTGACGTACTTCATCTTCAATTATCATAACAGTTGAACGATCAAAGTTGTCAAATAACGTATCACGCACACTTGTACCGAGCAAAGAATTAAAAACCCTTTCTGAAGGTATAGTTTCGACTAAATTTCTCACTGATCTAGTAATTGCTCGCTCATTTGTAAGCACAGGAAGGTCTTTCGTCACTGGATGTGGTGAGAATGACAGACTTATATCCTTAAATGCTCTAGATTTACGAGTAATCGACATTATTAATGCTTTTAGTTTTATTTATACCCTATCTTGCATAATCATTCATTACATAATCATTACTATCAAAGTATTCAAGCACCCAAAAGGCAACACAACGTGGATTTTTCGCTCCACAAGTAAAAATATCGAATGAAACACACCCTTTTTCTGGCCAAGTATGACAAGAAAGGTGACTTTCACCTAAAGATAAGTTACAAGTCACTCCATAAGGTTCAAATTCGTGAGTATAAGTGTTTAAAACCTGTACACCTTCAATTTTACAAGCATCAACGCACACTTGTTCAATTTTTTTTGCATCATTTAACTTTTCAAAGGGTACATTATACACTTCAACAAGTAAATGAGTGCCCATGTGGGCATTTTTTACGTTTTTCATCCCAATTCTGGTTCAAATGGTTTTCTATCGTTAGTTTCTTTACGTTCTTTCGCTGTTTTCCAAAAATAATTCTCTTCTGAACCTAATCCATCACGATCATGACCGTTTTCAACTTGATAATACACTGTTGAAACCTTAA